ACGAAAGAACAGAGCCGTGGTTTCCTTCAGCTTTACACTGCTATCCAAACTATGGATATGCAGCGGAAGCTGCTGGAAGCCCCTTCGGAGGATCGAAGTCCTTAAACTTCGTAAACGAGTGGCAAGAACCGCCCGTTCGCGTCGTTTTCGTTCCCAAAACTCTGAAGACTCCTCGAGTCATCGCTCTAGAACCGAGTCCGATGCAGTATATGCAGCAAGGTTTGCTGTCGTATATTGTACCGCGGCTAGAGCATCATTGGCTTACAAAGTCCTCTATCCGATTCTCGGATCAGAGTGTGAACCAACGACTCGCACACAAAGCGAGTCTGGACAAGACTTTGACAACACTCGATTTGAGTGATGCCTCAGATAGAGTGCATGTTGACCTAGTTGATAGGTTATTCAGGCGCTCTGGGATTGGCGATTACTTACTCGCCGTCCGGTCCGGACAAGCTGATTTACCTTCTGGGAAGCGCATAACGTTGTACAAATATGCTTCAATGGGTTCAGCAACTTGCTTTCCCGTTGAAGCTATGGTTTTCTATACCATAGTACAGTCGGCTATGCACCATCAAGATGGTAGACGTCCGAGTTCACGATCAATCGCACACTACTCGCGATCGATCGACATTTACGGGGATGATATCATTATTCCCGTGAATTATACGGACGCAGTTGTGCATCACCTTGAAGCCTATGGGCTAAAGGTTAACGTCAACAAGTCCTTCCGGCATTCACTATTCCGGGAGTCTTGCGGTGCTGACTTCTATAACGGTGAATCGGTTAGACCGATTTACGCCAGAGAGTTAGCTCCCGACGATGCACGACACTGGACAGCGTCTCAAGTGTCCTCCTGGACTGCCACGGCGAACCAGTTTTACATAGCTGGTTCGTGGCGCGTAGCCCAAGTGATACGCGAGATGCTGGAGAGCGTCTTGCGTGTTCCAATACCCCGTTCCCGCGAAAGTCGTGGAGACGGGATAGTCTTCATTTCTGCTTTGTTCACAACAGAGTGCCGGTTTAATTCGGCGCTCTATGCGTTCGAACAGAAAAGAACCGTGTACATCCCTCTTAAAAGAAAGGACTACATCGATGGAAACGCAACAGCCTGCCTCAATAAATGGGGCCAAGGTCTCCGAGAATATCTTACTGGCAGTTACCATAGCTTTCAACAGCATGGGCAACGAGCTCGTCTTTATCGTAAACCCTTACGGGTGGACGATTCAGGCGACCCCAGAATCTCTGGAGGAGTACTACTCCGATTACCGGAACAACCAAATTTTGGTTTGTTACCGGGTAATGCGGAAGAGAGACTTCTTCAGGATTCTTGGGCGTTTGATAGCTCAGGAAATCTGGAGTACCGCTCCGGATCGTATGGTGTCAGTAATGACACCAACCGGCCGGGGGAACGGTTACGCCTATTCGGCGGAACCGTACCAGCTGTCGGAAGAACGTCGCCAGAGTCTGGCGGCGGCCTATCCGCATCTTTTGCGGAACTAGCTGACTCTCGTTCTACTGGATTAGATTTCCAGTACAGTGCGGAGCGCGGCGCCTTCAAGTCGAAGCGCCGCTGGGTCACGACGTTGTCGTGATGTGT